CCGACATTATTATGGGTTTATAAATTCATACCAAACAATCGGATTGTTAGGTTGACCAAATCTTACATTGTTTGAATCAAAGATTCTATAAGTTTGGGTTGGATAATCAATTTTCATTATATAATAAAAATATCTTGTCGTATCGAAGGTGAATTGTGAATTCGGAAAAAAACTTTGTGGTTTATTCATCATTCTCAAGAAAAATCCTGTTCTAGCATCATAAAATTTGGCTGACATGTAAAAGGTTGATATGTCTAAGAAATTTCTTTTCTTCAACCAATAAACAAAGAAACCCTCTTTATCACCAACATAATCAAGCTTGAATTTTGGTTTTTTAATATCAACCGATGCTCTTGGTAATATTGCAGGTTGTTTTTCTCCTTGTTGTGTTGGGATTATCGCTGTGAGATAATTTATTTGTTTTTTCTCATCAGGAGTATCGTAGAAATCTAATTTGAAAAATGAGTTTGCGAATGCGTTTCTATAGTAATAAACGTCGGGTACGGTGAATCCTGCCGCTAAATAAGTGTTCACCCAATTGGTCACGTTATTCAATGATGTACCTGAATGAAAATTGAATTCATAGTTTATTTCGGTCTTCTGATTATAAGGTTGTCCCGTAAATGGAGCGTGAGCGAATCTTGACAACTCAAAATCTCTACCAACACCAATAACCTCTGTAATGATTTCCTCCTCATATAAATCTATACTTTGGTCTATCCCCAAATAATCCCACGACATTTCAATTGGAATCGTAATGGATTCAGTTGTCAAAGATGTATTTGGAATTTTATAATTAAGAACACTCATCAAATAATGGTTTAATCGGGAAGTTTATACCAAATAGATTATCATTGAAATTCACACCCTCAGGAATCAATCTGAAAACAATTGATGTAAAAGGATAGTGAGCACTGTTCAAAAAAGGATAGTCTACACCTCTACCTATGTTATCAAAAAAACCGTAATCATATATGTCTCTCCATCTAAATTGGCGGTCCGCACTTGAGTAATACGAATAACTTGGAACGTTATCAACAGAACCAATATTGGCAGTTTCTATGTAGTCAGAAAAAACTCTCAAACTCATTGAATGATGTGGTTGGTAATAATACCCTTCTCTTGTTGGTAAATGTGTAAACACATTCGGATTGAAATTTATTTTATGGTAAAGTGGAGAAACAACTCTTTCAAGCTGTTCATAGTTATTCCACTCACAAAAATCTCCATCAACTATATCACCCTTATTCAAATCCTTTGTAAATGCAAAAGTGTAGTTCTGTTTTGTATACGTTGAAATTTGTAGATTCGAGTTAGAATTGAGGTTATTCCTGTCCCAATATGGATTTGTCGGTGAAGATAAATTGAACTTCCATCCACGTTTTATTCCGATAGGGCTAGAGGGGTCATAAAAATATCCCGTATAACCCTTATGAACAATTGTAAGAAATAGTTCACTCAACGGTCTTTTTTGATTGTCTATTAAAGTTGTAATATCTATATCGTAAGAAGAAGTAACATTATATGCGTTGCTACTTGTTTTTTGGGCAATTGTAGTTATTAGGTTAGGTGTTAGTGAACTAAGTTGTAGTTGTTTTTCTTCCAAGAAAACATTTTTTTCGAAACCCGATTTAGTCATGAGGACATCCTCAACAGATGTAAGTATTTTGTTTTGTCTAACATAATAATCTGAAGTTGTTTCCAAAAGATTATTTGGGTTTATTACTCTTTTGAAAGTACCGACTTTACCAGTATTGAATGTGTTTCCGGTATATCCATAATTGAATATATTAAAAATATATTCGTCTGAGTCAGTCTGACCGTTACCCAAAGAAAACACTTCAAACAAATCCACTCTTCCATACGCAAAGGACAATTTTACATATTCACCAACGGATAATCCATGGGGTGAAATACATTGAAAAGCAATTACATTACTTCCGTTGAACGTTGTGTTTTGAATACTAAATGGAATTCCATCTTTAGCTATCCAACTATTGATTGAAATCAGATTAGTATACAAAACCTGATTTGGATTGTTTTGAAACGCGTAAGAAAAATAATAAGTCCAATTATAGGTATAAGCACTTTTAGCATAAAAATCTAAATGTTGGTCTGTTATATCAGGTCGATAAAAATCAAATTCATAATACTGTGGGAACCCTTTCCATATATTAGTTTGAGTGGATTCGATTGAATTTACGTAATATAAATTATTTTTAAAAGGTGTGTAATTAGTCGTTCCAGTCAGGGTATTTGCATAGAGATAATTTATTTTGAAGGTAGGTCGGTATATTCTTGAGGCTTGTCTTTCAGATTCGAAAACATCTTCCAAAGATATTGTGGCATTCCTATCATATTCAACAATTTGTTGTTGCTTTTCTTCTAACGTAACAGTAATCTTTTGGTCTACTTTAGGTGCAGATTGGTATGATAAGCTAGCCGGTATAATAGTGAATTTATTCATTCGGTAGATATTTTGTTTTAAACAAATCCATAGCACTTTTTCCCTTGAATAATCCGAAATAAAAATGATTAGGTGCTCCAATCATAAATTTGCTTTTCATAGAATTCCAAACGTTCGGGTCATAATTTCCAGATGAGTCCACATTGAAAATGTATCCCCTCTGATAGATATCTAATGATGTATTTGATGGTACAAAGTAATTAGGTGTCGTTAGATTTCTGCGGTTTAAATTTTGATAAGCGGAAGTGATAATGTCTAAACTATCAGTTGCCCAATTGTTTGTTTCACTTCCGAATATTGTGAATATATTTGAAGGTTGATTCAATTGCCATTGGTAAAAAGGAACCTTTTGAGATTTTATACCGTATGGATATGTAATCGGAGGAACAAAAGGATTGGGTCTGAAATTTATGATTCCAGGGGATACAAAATCTTTTGTTTGTAAATCAAACGTTGTAGATGAAAAAAATATTCCCATCAGTGCGTTATCTGCGGTTGTACCGTAAATAACAACGGGGTTTGTATTTACAGGACCAGTACTATCATAAAATTCAGGGGTAAATGGTACCACTCCAATTTCAGAATTTATTGACATCATTTGTGCCAAATCCGCATCAATTCTATTTTTTTGTGGAATTCCTTGGTTTCTACTGAATAAAACGTTTAGAGAATCATTGTTCGTTATCCTTGTCAAAAAAGTCGAATTGGCAATTCTAGAGATTACAAATAAATTAACAATATTGGATGTATCTTGATAACTTGTAGGATTCAAGTTGTTCATCACATAAGCCGCTGTTGAGGGTGTAAACGTTATTTCATCATAAAAAGAATCTTTCATACCCAAATTTATAATCGTAGTAGGAAAAAGAAGATTTCTTTTGTTCATAGGGAATGCTTCCCCTAATGTGGACCTACCGATAAATGAACCAGTAGTTGGTGAACCTAACCAAGGACTACTTCTATAATAAAAATTATTTGTAGAAGTATCGAAATATATCAATTTTCTTGGATATCGTAATTCTTTAACTTTGTTGTCTCTTCCCCACCTTTTTGTTATTTGTATGGGGAATGTGAAAAGACTTCCATTCACCCAATTGTTTGTGAAAGATTGTGCTAAAACACCTCTACACAATCCAAAGAAAAATCTATACCTATAACCCCATTCGTTGAAGTTTCTTATATCTTTACCTAAATCCTTCAGGGGTTTTCTCATGAAAACATAACATCCATTTTCAACATCGTCTTTGGTTGCACAATTTCTGTTCACCCCAAAACTTGTATTATACTTTTCGTAACATCTGAGTGATACCGCGTTTTCACAGTTAAATGAATCTAAAACATTAGTCCACGCTAATTGTCCTTCGATGTCAGGAGGCACAATATCCGCACCCGAGCTAAAACTTACTGTTGATATACCTTGGTCGGTAGTATTTATTATGTACGTACTAAAATTCAAGTTTTGTTGAAGTAGTGCCGGATTGTTGTTAAAACTTGAGCCGTCTAAACCATCTGAGGAGGGTAGTCTATCAGTTCTCATCACGTTAATGTTACCGTTACTAATATTCAAAGGGTTTGTAATCAAACTTGGAAGTAATACCTTCGTGTAGTAAGAAGTAATAACCTCACTAGGTTTATTACCACCCTGAAGATAATAATATGCCGCCCCTGATAAATCTTCATATTGTTCATATTTTTTTACTTTTACTCTTTCAGTGTTCGATGTTGTGAAAAAGTCATTGAACCAAGTAGAACAAATCCCTTGGTATTGTCCATTTATATTCTGAAGTAACATCCTCGGACCTGGGTTCTGAGCATCCAATTGTCCATAATATCCTACCGTTGATGTAGTGAATGCTGAAAAATCGTTGCCAGGTTTGAAAAAGTGAGAGGAATAAAAAATATTATTCTGATTATTATGTTTTTGTACAGAAGTCGTTGTATCCGTATTTTTTTGTATTGGAATATTCAATCTGGTTGATGCGGTTATAACAAAATCATTCTCATTGGGATATCCCAATAGTTTTCCTATACCGTATTTGTTTGTATAGTTTGGTGAATAGGGGTCAACCCCTCTTTGTAATATTAGAATAAATTGTTTATCAAAATCAACAAAAGTTGTAGATACTGGGTAGGTCGATACACTTGTAGAACCCCAACTTCCGCCAGTTCGTCTATTCCAAATGATGTCTGTATCAGAACTGAATATTGTTGGTAGAAGTCCGTTCGTTGTGTTCGGACCCCAAATTTGAACAGCATCACTCACTGTTATTGCAGTTATTACTTGGTAATATTCTAAGTCTGCAGGAAATTTATAATTTGTAATTGTTGAGCCTGTGCTTAGTATATAATTTACAGGTGAAGAATTAGTGGTTTGTGAAATTGCATATTCTACAGGATATTGGGAAACTCCAGGATTTATGGAAGTTCCAGAAATTCCATTAGGAAAACCAAAGGCGACCGTAGACCCTGTAGTAGTGAAATTTACATCCTGAGTGAGCGCAATGTCAATGAACGTCAAAAGTGAACCACTGTCAAAGGTTGTTTGACTTACAACCGTAATGGTGTTGTCAAAATGTTGTAGTGCTGAATTTGATGGAAAATCAAAACTTACACTTATCTTATTCAGACCATCGAAGAATTTTTTTCGGGTATTAAAAACATTTATTCTCTCACCAAATGGTAGGTCAGGAGAATAGGAAAAGAATTTGTCATTACCATCAATCAAAGTTACTTCTTCGGGGAAAGTTGTTTTATACCTATCACTAGCCTCATCTCCACCTACCGTACCCATAGCTTGAGAGAAAGACTGCGCAACAATTTGTTGGTCCTCATTCGAATAAATCGACGCTAAGGACTGAAGTATTTTTTCATAATAATAATAACTTGCTGAGAATTGAGTTAAAAGCGAACTTTTATCTCCTCCAATATCAGAATCTGAAAAAGATTCTCCACAAGAACATGTTTGACAATCTGGATAGGTAAGTATTGGTAAGTAAAAACGATTGAAGCTTCTCCTCTTCAAGTTATTCAGAAGTATGTTGAGAAGTATGGCCGAACCCAAAATTTTTCCTCCGAGTATAATAAATTTAGTAGCCTTTTGTATTACAATAAAAGAACCTCCCGTAAAAAACTGAGTTCCTGCAAATAGTAATTCTATGAGACCAATTGCAATCAGAGCGCCACCCAAAGTATAAAGGACAGTCAAAACAGTATTTTTAAAATCCACCATGAAATTCCAAAGCGCTGCAATCAAATGATATGCAATCAAAAGAGGTATTGAAATTATTTGAAGAACTTGTAGTAGTATGCTATAAATAAAAAACAAAAAGTCGAAATTTCTAAATCCCTCATTTACTGGAAATTTATTCACAGTTTCTTCACACGCATTATTATCAATTTCCTTAACTCCTATAAATTTACCCCTAGCACCATCTTTATATTGGTCTATAAGTGCAGATACAGTATAAACTCGATTGTATTCAAATTCATAGAAAGTATCTTCACAATTTATTATTTGGTCCAATTTATCCACCGCCTGTTGTCCTTGTAAACCGTTTGTATAACCACTCCAATCCAAACCAAAATAATATGAACTATTTAACTGCGGATTTGCAATTCCACTCAGATTAGGGTCTTGTATATTATTTGGCCAACCGAACTCACGAACGTTTGGTATCAAATAATATGCTCTACGGTACTGTTCAGAAGCATTTGAAGATTGTTGCCATTTAATTTTGAACCTATATTTCGATTTAGTTGGGATTCCAATAGTTGGGTCGTATGAAATTATTCTTTCTCCAAACTCATTTGTAACAAGGTACTCCAAATTCATCGGGAGCTCGATGAGCCAAGCACCGTTATCATCAATCACATTACCATTCTTTTCGATATCGTATCTTTCTAAAAATGGATTTCCACTCAAATCAACTTGGAGTGTTTGTCTTATTGCTATTATTTGTCCTGGTCCTGCTTCCAATTGACACAGGTTTCCAAAATCATCTTTCGGTCTTGAGTTTCTTTTTATTGCATATTGTTCAGAAGTAGAAAATATTGACCCCATGAAAACCGCGGTGGGTTGTATATCAACATTTGCTTCATTTCTTAAATCAAAATCAACTCTGTTTATTGCGATTTGACAAACTGCGGGTTCACCCCATAATGGAGAGACTTCAACGACCTTAGTTAAATTTATTATTTGTGGTAATGAATTCAAATCAGCTGAGGTTCTAAATCTATTCCCCGCCACTTGAGCTTCTGTTGCCAAGCCCATTCTTATTAGGTCTTGTGGGGTAAGAGAAAATTCACCGATGTCTGATAAATCAACATCCATTACTATTGTTTGCTCACCAAGAGGAACACCCATAATCATGTAGTCCCCGCTGTCATTTGTCTTGGCAGTGAGTTTGTAATATTTGTCAAAAATTTCGACTGCGGTCTGTCCCGTAAGCACATCCAATCTGGATGGTAAAGTACCTGTCGCGGCGTGTCCTGTGTATGACGGCTCATAGGGTAGAAGATTATATCTATACCCATCTTCGTTCCTATCACTAGGTGAATTATAAGGGTATATTGAAGATATAATAGGATTAGATTGGTCAAACTGCTCTATGGGTATAAAAACCGCAACCCTTGCATATGGAATACCTAATCCATTATTCGCGGTGACCCTACCGACTACAACACCATAGTCTGCACACAACCTCGAATAAACATCTTGTTGTTGGAGTTTGAGAGAAAGAATCTCTAAGAACTCAAACTCTTGTGTGAGTTCTACGTTTATTGTTTTAGTAATACCAAGTTCGGTCCTTATACGATAAGATTGACCCATCAAATACTTTTATGATAAATAGTTATTGTGGTATTTTTAAAAAAACACACAATCTAATTATACATCATCTTGACTCAAAATAAACTTGTTAGGAGAATGTAATTGTTTGGAAATTCTTTACTGATACCCTGATATCCTTGTTTGGGAATCTAATCTGATAAACTTGGTTGGGTTGTGCAAAAATAGTATCATCAACAGGTTCAATTTGTCTTGTCTCAGGGTCAGAATATCTCATAGACGTTTCTGCTGAGGAATATTGTCCCCCAACTTCGTTGAAAATATCTAATCCTGCAACAGTCAAAACACCATTAGTATTTTGTATTTGACTTCTCAATTCCGACAAATATACATTTTGACCGAGTTGTCTTATCTGAGGATTGAAGTATGTAGAAACTTTATCAATAACCGAAGATATTACCTGTCCTGAATTCTGTGCTGAGTCTAAAACAATTGATATATCTACACTCAAATCAATTACCTCAGCACTGAAAATTGATATGTAATCATTCATCATCCTATAGTTTGATAAATAATTTGCGATGTTTTGTTTCAGGGTGTTCGAAACTATGTTTGTTAGTTTTCCCTGAGTGTCATAAGACAAAATTTGAATGAGTATTTTATTATCGTTTTCTGTAATTGAAACCTTTGCTGGTGCTCCGAATTGGGAAGGCATATTTCTGATTATCGATTCATAATCCTGAACGGTCACAGCTCTTTTCTGAGCTGAGAAATTGAATGACACATAATTACGGATTTCATCCACATTAGGCATGTTAGCTCCTCCAATAGCCGCTGTTACGTTTGTACATCTCAGAGAGTTTACTACAGCAGTATTGATTGTTTCAGACGGACCGTTTACAAAAAATGAAACAGTGCCCACTTGGTTGATTACATTTGTACCAAGATTGGTATTCAACCCACCGCCAACTCTGTATTGAATGAACAATGTTGAATTAGGCTTCAATGCGGCACCTAAGGATATATTGTTTGAATATTTTTGAATATTCAACGTGGTGCCTAATGTAGTAAATTGGTCCAGTGCATCTTGTGCCGTATTAGTACCACCACCAAATGTCAACTTCTTAAAACCTTCAGAAGTATACTCACTCATAAATCTATTTTGAGTTTGTATATATCTTCCGACTTTTATTCCTGGTTGGTCTGAGACTTTGGTTGGGTCTTCTACAAACACTCTATCTTCAGCAAGAGCATCAACCTCGTACCATCTATTAGCAGCACCAAGAAATTCGGCTGTTGTTGGAATGTTAGTGTATTGTGTTCCATCTTTAAGAAGCACGCTTGTTATACCTAAAACATTTTTTTCAGGTAAAAACAATTCAAAGAATGGCTTAACATCACTTGGTGTAATTACCCTTTTGAATACTTTGGTAATACCGTTTACAACTATTTCTCTTTTAGTAATAGTATAGTTTATGAGAATTCCATTCGTATTGAAATTTGGTATTTTGACTCTATTAGGGAAACCTTGAGAATTATAAGGTGATGAAAAATCTATGTCCTCTACATTCTCAAAGACTAATCCCGAACCTATGATTTGTGACCCTCTTACCAATGTGCCTAAGTATCTTTCATCTTCTTTGTCTCCAAATGCTGGAACTGTTATCGAAAAATCAACCAATGAGACTGAAGGTCTCATACCTGGAATTTTCAAACCGTAGGTTCTAGCTATATTGTATATTGAAGTTTTTTGTTGAGCATATTGTAAAACAGTCTCTTGAATACTCCTATCAATATGATAATGTAAGTTATCTGCTACCGCAGCATTCAAGTCCAAAAAAACAGAAAATACTGATGCGTCGTTGAAATCTTGAATCAGTTCAGGGTAATAAGTTCTTACATAGTTTTGGAGTTCAACCCTAATTGACGCAAAGTCCCTTGACGTATATGATATTTGACGGTTAGCCATTATTTTTAAATATTGATAATTATAAAATCACTTTCGGCAAATGTTTGAGCATTTGTCGAATAATCTATTTTTATTTTTGCAGTATATTCTGAAGTACCTTTTCCTGGTAATCTATAAACATCATAAAGTCTGGCAGTTTCATCTGCAGTAATTTGTCCCATTTCCCTATTTACTTCCATAGATTCATCCGCTGGTTCAATCGTAATCTGATTTACCAATAAATTAGGCATAAATCTTTGTATTGCATCTCTAATATCTGACTCAATAGCTTGAAATGTCAAACCATCCAAAGGCTCAAAAACAAATTCATATATTCTTGTTCCAAATTCAGGTAAATAGTAACGCGACCCCTTCCTTGTCAAAATAAGATGAATTAAATCTGCCCTTATCTGTTGAGACGTATATTCAGTTAATTCAAGAAAGTCTCCTCTAAAAGAATCATTGAATGGGAATTTTATACCATAGGTTGTTCCGTCTGCCATATCCCATAAATATACTTTGATTATTTTTTTACTAAAGTATTACCTTTTTGTCCTTTTGGAAAATACGGACAGTGCCTACATCCAGAACCACAACAATATCCTCTTCTGATATGGTACTCTTCTTTCATAACTTTCATACCATTTTCCACATAAAAATCAGAAGGGAGAAGTTTTAGCTTCTCCCTTTTATTTTCTGAATGTTTTTTCATCATACAAATTTTACCTCACAAGCCCCACCAGCACATGCCGCCTCACCAGATAAGTCTGTATTATCATCTATTTCTACAATTTTGGATAAATCAACATCATGTAGTGTTTTCATCAACTCTTCGTATTTTTCTTTTGAACAATCTTCAAATGGTGCTTGAATGTAAGTTCCTCCGTCATATGGTAAAACCGATAAACCATTATAATATTCTTTATTTTCCCACATCCATTCGCCAACTGCGGGCCATTCATGTTCTCTGATTGATACTGTTGCCGATACATTATGTGCGTTTGAACCACTTCTGTGTCCTGGTTTAATCCATTCTTGTTGAACTCTTTTAACTCTTTCGAGCAGTTGAATTGGTGATTCGTTTCTCAAAATTGACCCTTCTGGTGCTTTCTGTGGTATACCAATAACAGCTGTGTCGTGAGGTCTAAAGTATTCATCTTCAACTAATTCTGAATGATTGTCTTTCAAATAAGAATAGATTGATTCGTTTTTACCGACTCTTACTCTTCGTACATAATAATCATTGTGCCATGCGTGGATACCTGATGACGTACCGAGTGTTAGAGAGGTTGTACCCGCTGGTTTAACTGTTGTTGTTCTTGCAGCAGGATTGATACCAATGATGTCAGCAACTCTTTTGTTTTCTTCTTTTACAACTTTTGCGGCTGCTTTCATATTCAAACCTAAAACCGCACCTGAACCAATACCTGTCATAGAAATACCAACGAGGGCGTCTTTTTCAGTCGTTCTTTGCCAAATAGGTCTCAAATAATGGAAGTCAGTATATCCTGCTTGGAGTGTTCCAATGAACGAAGCAGCTTTTACTCTGTCCTCGTAATCCTCTTGTGATACAACATTTGATACATTCACCTCCGTTAAATTACAGAATTGGAATGGTCTGAGAGCAATTTCACAACATGGATTGGTTCCCCAATCTTTATCATTACTCAAATAAATTCCTGGTTCACCCGCCTTACTAAGTTCAATTTTTTTCCAAAGGTCCATAAAATACTCTTTTGTAACCTTGTGACGAAGTAATACGGCCGAGTTATTAGCTCTACCTCTTTGAGGATTATGCTCCCACCATGAACCGGTTTTACAACCAATCATTTCTTCATCTGTTGCAGAGAACAAAGAAATCAAAGCCGCCCTTCTGATACCACCCGCTAAAACTGCATCAGCAATATGACATACCATGTCGTGAACTTCAATCGGTCTAAGTCTATCTCCGTCATTTTTTGAATCAAGAATACCATCAAGTTTGATAAGACACTCTTTAAGTGGTTGAGGTCCAGGTGCTTTTCCACCTGAGGTAACTAATCGAGCCCCCTTTGGTCTGATGTCGCTGAAGTCGAATTGGATGTAAGAACCCCCATAGAAATATGATTTTACTAACACCTTGACCGCATCGGCCCATCCTTCTATTGAGTCAGCCACTAACCATCTTCTTCCCCTATCTTTATTTGGTTTTCTTATTTCAGGAAGCACATCAACATGATGTTTTTGAACAGAGTACCCCACACCTGTACCTCCGAGTAATAAGAACATAATTTCAGAGAATACTCTCCAATCGTCTACAGGAGCATACGCACAATTGTAGATTCTGTTTGGTGAAATTTCGATAGGTTTACCTGCGAATTGCATTGACCTCATTGATGGTAGAACCTGTTTTCTGTAAACATACATGTAGTTCTCGCGGATTTCTTTTTCTAATTTGGGATACTTTTTGATATGCATCTCCATGTTTCTTGTTACAAGCTCTTGCCATGTCTCTCTTCTCTTCAGCTCAGGGATGTACTTAGCATACTTCATGTACACCGTGATGTCTGATAAAATTCTGTTTGAAATGTCCATTTTTAAAATTTTTTTGTAAAATGATTTTATTTAAAAAATCGGTGATTTTCTTATTAAATATATGGTCGGCTGTAAACCGACCACAAATTTAATTAAAAAAAAATAAGTTTTTTTTGAAAAAAGTAGATATTTAATTAGGTACTTTTTTGTTGTTCACGTTGTTTTCTTTTCTCCAATAATTCTTTGACTCTGTCTTTTTTTCTTTCTTCTTGTTGTTCTTCAAATCCTAAGAATGTGATTGACGATTCAGTATCAATTTCGAGTAATTCATTATTGAATTTACAATTCTCAAAAACAACCCCGTCTTTACCAAGACGAGATTTTGTGATGGCAATTGTCGCAAGATTCATCTCTTTCTGCTGTAGGGTTTTAGCGACAGTGATGATTACGTGACCCACTTGTGCTTTTTTGATTGAACCTCCCATTTGGTCTGTCGTAACAACTTCAGACGAAATTGAACTTCTATTACCTTGGGTAGCTGTCCAACCGACAAGGTTCAATTCGTGACACATGGCTTCGAATGCTCTCATAATAGAACCCTCAGCTTTCCATTCGTCTTTTGCACTCTGTTCAGGAAGAACACAATCAATATAATCCAAAAGTATTAAATCTATCTTGTTACCCTCAGCAATCATTTTCCTAACTTGGTTCTTGATTTGACCCATGGTTACTGTATCTGATGCCAACTTTTTGAGAATCAATTTGTTCTTCATAGTGTCTTGAATCTCTGATATTTTCTCCATAACTTTCTCTCTATTAGCCGCTAAATTATCAGGTTCGACACCAGTCCATATTGTAAAATGTTTTCTCTGTATTATTTTAGGATTATCCTCAAAAAATATTTGAAGAACGTTATATCCATGATTGAATGCTGTGTTTGCTATTTTAGTGAGTATTGTTGTTTTACCAACACCTGTTGGTGCAAGAATGACTCCGATTTCACCTTTAGCCAATCCACCTTTCAATAACCTATCAATTCCAGTAATACCCATTGGTATAGGGTGCCTGTAATCATCCTCCAAAACGGTATCTAATCCTGAAAATATATCAGAGACATTTTTTTCAATTTCTCCAACTTGTAAAGCCTCCCGAACTAACCCTTCAACTTTATCGTAAGATTCAAAGTCTCCTTCAGTAATTATTTTTTGGGCTCTATCCATAGCCTTTTTTAATTCCTGTTGTTTACAGAATTTCAAAGCTTTCTCTTGAACGAATTGAGCTCCTTCAACGGGTGCGTCTTTGATTTGTTTTAAAGTATCTAATACAATTTTGACAACTAATTCTTGCGTTACTTCAGCCCTAACAATTTGTTCGATTGTTTCAAAATTGGGAGAAGCCTCATATTTCAGATGATATTCTTTAATCATCTGAATGATAATTTTGAAGTATTTGTTATCAAAATACGATGGCTCAAGAACGTCGACAATTGAGGATGCAAAATCTTTATCCTCTATTAGTTGGTTGATAAGTTGTATTTGAAACGTGTTACCTAAGTAGTCAAAGTTTTTGTTCATAGCCAAAGAAAATATCCCCTCTTATTTTAAATATCAATCTCTCAAATCAATTCCGCAATATTCGTAAGATAATTCGGAATTTGAAAAAATGTCAGTCAGTTCTTTAAGAACATCCTTCAAATATGGTCTTACGTCAACCGTGTAACGAACTTTTGGTGGAAACTTTTTTCCATCGAAAATTCTCTGACAAATTGTCTGGTCTCCAACTTTCACCGATAGATAAAAGTTTTCAGGGCCTTCTGTGAAGGATGTCTCCATAATCTTTGGGTCGTGAATAATCGCCTCCATATTGTCCATCATATAAATTACCGTCTTCATTTTTAGGTAATACTGTAGTTCTTCGGACAATGATTTGATGAAATAATAAAACTCTGTGGAGTTCTTTGCATCGGGGTTAAACCCTTTAACGTTGAAGAATCTTTGAACAACAATGTTGTCGTTCAGGGTCAACAAAAATTCCATCTTGATGCTGTCGTGTTCTTTCATGTTTTTCATTTTTTTGTGTTTCGTTTTTCTTTTCTTGTTAGTTTCATAAATGGTTTTAGGAAGTTTACCCACGCCTCATCGTTTTTTGGTAGGTATTTGAATAGGCCGTCTTCCATCATCAGCCTCATTAGATTTTTATAACCTCGGTCAGTTGGGTCCATAATATCGGTATGAATTTGTTCCACAAGTTGTTTACCTTCTTGATTTATGAGGGGATTATGAAGGTCAACAATCCTTTGATTCACAACGTAAAACTCTTCTCCAAGTATACCACTTTTAGTCCGTCCAGTCAAAATATTTTCCAAAGATTTAGGTAATTTCTTTTGCTTTATATTTCGTGCATAACTCAAAATTTCTTCAATACTGCATGGTCTCTCAAGCATAAAAGGGAATAATTTAACAAGAGTCTTTTCCCCTAAACCTTCAATACCATCAATATTGTCCGATTTATCTCCTGTGAAAATTTTGGTGAGAGTAATATTATAATGTGGGATGTCGACCTTATTGATTGTTACCTTATCCCCATTTTTAAAATACCTCTTCGCCACAGGGGAATAGATGGTCACTCTTTGGCTTATAAGTTGGGTTAGGTCTTTATCCGCAGAAAAGATAATAATGTCCTCATTGGTCGCAATTTGACAATAGTAAGCAATTAGGTCATCTGCCTCATTATCTTTCATTTCTACCTGTCGTACGAATACCTCCTCCAAATACATCTTTACCCTAGCTTTTTGTTGAAGGTAGGATTCGTATTTGTATTCGTTCATATCTTGCCGACGATTTCCTTTATATTGTGGATACAACCCTTTTCTCACGGAAGAGTTTGAATCACCGTCCCAAAATACTATTACCTTGTCGTGGTTGTGTTCTTCGAGGAATTTCCTGATGGTATTGATAAAATGATAAACTCCCCCTATATGGGAACCATCGTTATAAAGTTCTTTGACTCCGTGAAAACCAATTTTGAAAAGGTTGTCACCATCTACTAATAATGTTTTAGACACATAATCCTTTTAAGGTGAACAATCAATCTTCTTTTTCTTCTGTAAGTGTAAAATCACCTTCCGCACCTATAATATCTTTCCAATAGTCCGCATATTCTTTCTTATACGCTTCAATTGAAGCCTTCTCTTCAGTAGAATCTTTACCCGCCAAAAATCCGTGTGGTGTAACTATGATTCTTCCGTCATCATATCCCAATCCATTGATATGATTTTTCATAACCGATATCTTACTTCTCACCGCAAACTTCACACTACGTTTATCTTTAGTAGCTGTTATCTTCGTTGTTCCAGCACCTTTCTGATTTCCGAAAAGAAAAACAAGTGAAGAGTTCAACCAAACTGATTCTCCACCCTTGGCTTTAATTTTTGGTTGACCAAATGGATTATCGGGAAGTTCAACCCACGGTTGATTGATTATAATAAGAGTATTCTCGTATTCGGTATCCGCTTTACGTGAGCCTGAAATTCTTTGGTTGATACCCATTCCTATTTTATCAGATAATACTGAAGCGTTGTGTTGTTTACCACCTTTACCTTCGTAAGTCATCTTACAGGGA